TGAAAAAATACGTGAAGAAGTAGGAATTCCGTTTATAATAACAAGTGCCTATAGAGATCCAACGCATCCTATAGAAGCAAAAAAATCACAACCAGGAGCCCACGCAAGTGGCAAGGCTGTAGATATACTTGTACGAGGTTCGGATGCCTTTAAGTGTATAGAAGTAGCGTTAAAACACGGTATAACCGGGCTTGGTGTGAAACAACATGGCGACTCTAGATTTATACATCTAGATACTTTAGAGGCCACTAGCACCAGACCAAGACCTTGGGTTTGGAGTTATGGCTGATTCACAAGAGCAAAGACTAGAGAAAATAGAAGAAAAACTGGATCGACTAGCAGACGCAGTCGTTTCTATTGCTCGTATCGAAGAACGAGTAGCTACCGTGTTAAGGCAGAATGACAGGTTTTTTATTAGAATGGATAAGATAGAGCAACGTTTAGACGACGTAGAAGCACAATCCGATGTCAATTCTAATACAGGACGATTCATAGAGAGATTTATGTGGATTGTCGTAGCCGCAGGAATAGGATTATTAGTATATTTTTTACGCACATAGGAGGTATTTATGGCGGATCCAATAACAAACTCAGTAGTAGGTATAGCTGGTAGTGTTCTAAACAAGTTCGTTGCTGACAAAAACCTAAAGATGAAGCTTGAGCATGAACTCAAGACTCAATTACAAACAGCTAATCTTTCACAGATTGAAGTAAATAAAATCGAAGCAGCCAGTAAAAACTGGTTTGTTGCCGGTTGGCGTCCGTCTGTAGGTTGGGGTTGTTCAGTTGCAATGATGGTGCACTTCATTGTATTACCTGTAGGTGAGTGGATTGCTGCATTATCTGGTGTAAAAGTAGATATGCCAGAGTTTGATTTTACTCAATTGTCTACCATACTTATGGCTATGCTCGGAATGGCAGGACTTAGAACTTTTGAAAAACAAAAGAAAGTAGCTAGAGGAGACGACTAAGAGTGTATTTTAAGTTAAAAACATTCAAGGGTATGGCGCCAAAAATAAATAATCGCCTACTTCAAGAAGATATGGCACAGACTGTTAGGAATGCTAATCTTGAGTCGGGTAATTTAAAACCTTTAAGTATTAATGGAGAACCTATTGATTTAGTTGGCAACGAGGTTCAAACTTATTATAAATATAGCTTTGGGGGTACTGATTATAATCTTGAGTTTTCTGATGATGTAGATGTAGTTCCCGGAGCAATCGCAGATGATGCTTTTGATCGTTTATATTGGACAGGTCAAACTTTCCCCCGTATGGCAAGTTCTACAGAGATTACTACTGGTGGTTCTGGTGCATACCCACGTGGCTCTTTTAGATTGGGCATTGAAGCTCCTGCAGCCACGCCAGCCGCTGCTGCTCCCACAGGTACAGATGATGGTACTCAGATCAAATACAGTACTGCTTATGTGTATACCTATGTAACTCCATTTGGAGAAGAAGGCCCGCCTTCAGCTGCATCTAATGTGATAACAAAAGTAGATGGTCAGTCAGTTGTAGTAAGTAATTTATCTACAACTGCCGCTAAAAGTAATACTAACTATGGTAGTGGTGTAGGCACTAAACGTATCTACCGTTCTAACACTGGTTCTAATACTACGGATTTTCAGTTTGTAGCAGAGGTGTCTATGGCAACCACTAGCTACACAGATAGTAAAAATAATGATCAATTAGGAGAAGTAATCCCTTCTACTTTTTGGATAGCTCCGCCCGATGATGACTCTAGTTTATACCCAAATGGACAAATGAAAGGTTTAACTGCTATTGGTAATGGTATCTTTGCGGGTTTCAGTGGTAAACGACTTTGTTTCTCTGAACCATTTTTACCACATGCTTGGCCTGTCGCGTATCGTGTAACACTTGAAGATGAGATTGTTGGTATATCTATGGCGGGTAGTGTGCTGTTCATAGGTACAAAAGGTACAAATTATATAGCAGCAGGTACGGACCCGCAGGCGATGTCTATCCAAAAATTAGAGACAGCCGAACCTTTACTACATAAAAAAAGTTTAGTAGATATGGGAGGTTATTGTTTATATTCAGGACCGGATGGACTAATAGCAGTTGAAAATGGACAAGTAGTAAATGTTACTGAAGAATTACTTACTGGAAAGCTATGGAACACTACAGGCACCGGCGGCTATATGGCTAGAGCAGGAGCTAGGCACGAAAATAAATATATTGGAAAAATGGCTTCAGACGGTAGTAATCGTAATACAACCAACTCTCAATGTTTTTCACTTGAGATTGGAGCTGGTTTAAATAGCTTTACTATAATAGACAATGTAGTAAGTGACCTTGATAGCACTCGAAGAAATTTTAGAGGTTTTTTTACTGACCCAGATACTAATCGATTATCTGTTATAAAAGGTGGACAAAATTCAGGCGGTAGTGATACTACAAGTACAAACTGCCAAGTAGAAGAATTTGATACATTCAGGGACACTTGGCGTGCTACACAAGGTGGACAAAATCTTGTAGATCTATATGACCCTGACGAAACAAAAAGAGAGGTCTTATGGCAATCTAAAGAAATTGTTTTAGAAAAGCCAACTAGTATGGCTTTTGTAAAAGTAGTGTGTAATACCTACGAGCATGGCGGAGTAAAGATAAATGTATTTGGTAGAGAAGCTTCGAATGTAGTCAATAGTGGACATACAATAGCAGATGCTTTTTGTATATTAAGCGCTACAATCGTACAAAATGGGAGCCAACTTCAAGTTTCAGGGACGTCTAGTATTGGTAATACTAATAACCCACAAAGTTTTCCTACTTCGGTTATTGCAGAACCCATTTTACGTTTACCTAGGGGGTTATTTAAAGAATACAGTGTAACGGTTTCTACTCATAATGAGGTATACGAAATCTGTTTAGCAGAATCTATGGATGAATTGAGGGCTTTATAATGGCTACAGCTGGCAGTAAACCACCTTCTCTACCACCTTTGCCTACGAACCTAGATCCACAATTGAGGAATTACCTTAAAGTAGTGGACACTCATTTGAAGATGAAAGCGGGGGATGCAGGTAATCCAAAGGACCGTAATCTTACTCTTAGAGATTTAGAAGAGAGTGGTATTGTATCTAGTGCTTCTACAGTAAATGATTTTAGCATTACAGCTGGAGACCCTACTGTTAAACTTATTTCACCAGACCAATTAATTACTAGTCAAATAGGGGAAGAAAACACTTTTAAAAAGTTTAGTAAAACGTCTATTATTTTAACAAGTGATTTTTCTACAGACTTAAGTATTAATTTTCCTAGTTTCTACAATCAGCTTTCAAATCATAATTTTTTAAGCCAAGGCAGCGATGCTGCTAATCATACTGTAGGTACGCCTGTTCATCCAACTAGTGGTAGCGTCCTGCAACAGGTGTTTACTTCAACATTCGTATCTGGAACTTTTGATTTTACTACTGCATTACATGCTAGAGGGGGTAAAAAACCTTATTTAATAACCATAGCTGCTCGTAGATTTGGTGCAACTTATGCTAATCCTAGTCAATCTAACTATTCACTTTTTCCAAATGCTAGTCAACCTTACTGGACTGATACCATAGCTTTGTTAATGCATGAAGATAGCATAGACGAGATAACAGGGAGTACTAATAATCATAATGGTGATATGAGTCTTTACAACAGAACCACAGCACCCGGTTATGCGTTAAATGCTAGTGAAGGTGAAGTTCAATTAAGTAATTTTAGAAGGGGTGTTTCTGTGGTATTAAACCCTATGTATGTAAGTTTTGTATCAAACTTAAGGTCAGAAACAAAATACAGAATAGACTTGGGAGCTTTAACTCTTGGTGTTTTAGCTCCTTCTTTTAATTCTTTACAGTACACCGTACAGGGGCTAACAACATGAGTTATGAAATTACATTAACAGGTGATCAAACTTTAGATGATGTAGTAGATGTAATGAATTACATTAGGGCGTGGTGTAGAGATGTATTACAAAGCACAGACTGGACACAACTACCAGATAGTCCTTTAAGTGCTGAGGACAAAGAAAAGTACCGAGTGTTTAGACAAAAGGTTAGGGATTTACCTGCTAAATATAACAATAATACAAAATTAAATGAGATAGAATGGCCTAGCCCTTAATTAAATGTATGATATGACCATGTTTGAACTTACGTTAAATGACTTTTACATTGAATTTTTAGGGTTTGTATTAACTCTATTGGTTGGTTTAGCTGTAAAAGATTGGGCAGTAGGCTTTGTAAAAGGCGCTACCTTTCGTTTGACGTCGTCATTTAAAGAAGGGGATAAAGTAATTTTAGATGGTGATACCGCACTTATTATAAAAGTAGGGTTTGCCCAGACAGTATTTGGTGTGTACAACGATGACGGTTACACGTGGCGTTATATATCAAACCAAAAGATTGATACATTGAAGCTAGAAAAGATTGTAGACTCTGAGCTACATGCTGATACAGCTGAGGAGAAGGCACAAAAACTAAGGTCTTTTTTGAAGGAAGACGATTAAATTGTTAAAATACTAACGAGGTATAATATGAGTGCAACTAGACAAATGAAAGATAAAGGTGAAGGTCAAATTGGGGAAATGAAAACCCGAGAAAAAAGACTTGAGCCTAGAGGTAGTGGCAATAGTGCTAATGACTTTCCAGATTTAACTGGTGACGGTAAAGTTACTATGGCTGATATCCTACAAGGTAGAGGTGTCATAGGAAAGAAAAAAGGTAAGAACTATGGTCAACCACTACAACGTAGAAGATAATGCCTAGAACTAGAAAGAAAACCTCTATGAGGGTTAAGAAGAAAGCACTGACTAAACGTCAGGAAGGTGCTATGAAGCGTCATTCTAAGCATCATTCTACAAAACACATGAAGTACATGAAACGTAGAATGCTTATGGGTGATACATTTAGACAAGCGCACAAGAAGGCGCAAAAACAGGTAGGTACATAATGCCAGCAAAAAGAAAAAGAAAGACAACTAAAAAGAAAGGTGGCGCTAAGCCAACTAACCCAGCTTTATATGCTAGAGTAAAGGCTGAGGCAAAACGTAAATTTAAAGTTTACCCTTCTGCGTATGCTAACGGTTGGTTAGTTCGTACGTATAAGAAACGTGGTGGTGGTTATAGGTAATGGCTAACACGAAACCCAAAGGAGGCTTAACAGCTTGGTTTGGTAAGGGTAAAAAAGGTGATTGGGTGGACATTGGTGCACCTAAGAAAAAGGGTAGGTATCAAGCTTGCGGTCGTAAATCGGCTAAGAAAAGCAAACGTGCATATCCGAAATGCGTACCACGGTCTAAGGCCCGTAGTATGACAGCTGCTCAAAGACGTAGTGCAGTAGCACGTAAACGTAGAGCGGGTAACCCGGGTGGTAAACCCACAAATGTAAAAACTATAGTAAAAAGGAAAAGACGTGGCACAAAGAAAAAGAAGTAAAATGCCTGCTAGAAACAAGAAGAACTT